TTAGAGTGAAAGATCCAACAGTTGTTCCACCTTGAGTTTCTACAACAGTTACTAAATGATCAGCAGCTGTTCCTGTATTGACTAAACGAACAACAGTGGCATTATCAAAAGTTGATGCACTACCTGACCCAGTTGGTAAAGCAGCTTCCGCACCTTTAATTAATAGTCTAGTCATCTTCTTCCTCTTGTGGTTCAGTATCTACTTCACTTTCATCGTCAAACATTCCGTTACCAACCGTAGGTCGAATGTCTTCAACTTTCTTGGCAGCTTTCTGATATAATAGATCTTTTAATTCATCTGAAATCTTTGCAGCATCAGAATCCTTTGCAATCATGTCAATAATGTTTTCCATATTTTAAATAGGTATATATTTTATTTATATCTCTGCTTTTTTGGTATCATTCGCTAGTTCTGCATCTGTTACTGCTGCTTGACCTTCTAGGTCATCTTCAACTGGTATATCACCTAAGTCTCCACCTGCAATTGGTTCACCAGTTATTGGGTCAACTTGTGAAGGATCTGGTAAAATTCCATCCTTGATTTCTTGTTCGATTTGTGCATCAATCTCTTCAATTTCAGTGTCAGATTGACGAAGAACTTTCTTACGAAGATACTCTGTTGAATAGTACTTACCAAGATATGGTTCGACAGTTGCAGCAAGACCTAATCTCTCATTCATCATTTCTGATTCTTTAAGTTCTGCAAACTGATTATCGTATAAGAAATCATACTGAATATGATCACTCATCTTCTCCCAATCTTCTGGAGTAACAATGTTCTTAAGAATCAATTGAGTTCTCAACATGTCATTAAACATGTTACCAAATCTCTTTCTTAATCTTCCAACAAACTTACTAAACTTAAGTTCATCTCTTAATATTTCAGATGATCTTCCTAAGTTAAATCCACCATCTGATGCGATTCTAGATTCTGGAACACCTAATGCACGATATAGTTTCTTTTGGAAGTATTCAATATCTGTAAGTTCACCTAAGTTTTGTCCACCGGGAAGTGTTGATATCTCAGTTCCTCTTCCACCTTCTCTTCTTGGTAGCCAGAAATCTTCCATCATAGACATGAACTTACGATCATCTCTAACTTCACCTGTCTGTGCATTGTAACTTAACTTATTACGATAGCGACTCATTACCTCTTTAAGGTACTGTTCTGCTTTTACTTTTGGAAGATTACCAACATCAATATAAAATATTCTTCTTTCTGGTGCTCTTGATAATCTGTAGATAACAAGACTATCTTCAATCATTCTTAATTGATTTAAGGCCTTGATTGCTTTATGTAAGTACGATAAACAAGTTCCTTTATTACGATCAAATAAACCAGAGGTTACATAAGTTATTGAATCTTTAGCAATCTTAATGTTCTTTTCACGACCTGATGCAACGGGTGACATAACACCTATTGGATAGTTAGGTTTTGGTGTATAAACATAATATTCTTCAATATCTGGATATGCAGATGTATTAACACTCTTAAGATTACTATAATCAACTAAACCATTTCCGGGTTTTGTATTACTGTCTCTCTTCTCTTGCCTAACGAATTTCATCTTCATCGGGTCAATATATCTTAATTCTTGTATTCCATCTTGAGGTCTCTTAACATCAATAACCTTCATGTAATATAATCTTCCATCTACATACCAGTTTCTAAAAATCTCATGAGACTTTTTATCAAAGTCCATGATTTCTTTTAGATGTCTAAATTCTCCTCTAATTCTATCTTTTAAACTATCACTTGCATTTACATTAGATAACTCAATTTCAATTGGGGAATCATATAGATCACTCACAATTGCTTCATTAACAACATCTTCAATCGCATTGTCCGCTTCTGGATGCAATGCCATCTCACGATATCTTTTAATAAGATCGTACTCGGTCTTATATACTCCTTCTATATCTACATACTGTCCATAAAATCCAGACTGTATAAAATAGTCAACCCCGTCCTCATTATTCTGAGGCACAGGGGCGACTACTGAATCGGGCTTCTTACCTGAATCATCAATGGAGAAACCGAAAAGTTTAGGCATCGTATAACACTATTTATTTCTATTATACACTATTTATCAAATAAATCAACTTCTTAGTTGATCGCCTCTCCTCCGGCATTAGCTCCGGTTCCCTTAATTGCTTCCCACCATTGAACTTGGAATTCAACAGTAAACTCTTCAACGCTATCAACTGTCTCGTAAGATAGGTCAATTGCACTGATATTTGTTGGGAATATATCGTGGAACTTATAGGTTCTAAGTGTAGAACCGTCACGGTCTAATTGGTGAACATATGCATCTGGTTGATACAATGCTGGATCTTGTGCTCCAGTTGCATCCTCCATACTATTAATGAAGTCCATCCATTTTTCCATTGCGGAACGAATGGAGAAGTCAACATCATTAATAACTGTTACTGTCCATGTATCAAAGGTTCTGTCACCAGCAATCTTAAGTATCCTACCTCTGAAGTTAACTTCAATAGGTGTGATATTTGACGCAGGTAATAGAGCAGCCTTAACTAAGAACCTTGATTTTTCTTTTACATCATTCTCGATCGCGATTGGATCGGGGAATGCTAATTCCACCTCAAAGAGATTCGGTCTTGCACCGCCACCGGCCATCTTGCTCTTGAAGTCGGTGATCGTTCTAAGTGGTGGTCTGTTAAATTGGGTTGCCATTTTTGTTAATTACCTCTAGTTAAACAGTTCCAATAACTTCATCGAACGAGATGCCAGTTCTTGTGGCAACGAATGTAAGACCAATAAAGTTAATTGACCTTGCAGGTTTAATGAAGATGTCTGCGACAAACTCATTACTATCTATGATGGCAGCAGTGTTATTTGTTTCATCACAAACAACTCTGAAATCAAAGATACCTCGTTTAGACTGAACATCACGAAGGAATGGTTCAACAATGTTCACAAAGTTCGTTCTTGTGATTTCATCGTTAAACTCAAAGAGTTGGTCTCTAGCAGCAGCGGAAATTGCTTCTTCAATGAAGATAAACAATCTACGAACATTGATACGATCAAATGCTGATGCTTTACCGAAACCGGTTTTATCACCGAATAGGATGATTCCTGCTCCGGGTGAAAAGATCACAGGGTTGATTCTATTACCATATAGAACATCTCTCTGTGTTTGATTAGGTGTATATGCAAGTTTAACTGCATTTAAAATTCCACCTCTCGCTGTTCCCGCTGGTGAGAACCAAGGGAAGTTGTTGATGTCATTTCTTGCACATGTTCCACCAATATCACCATTTAATGGGATATATCTGAATGTGTCAGAGAATCTATCGAACATATACTTGTATCCACTATCGAATACCGCATATGAAGATGATGTAAGTGGTGCATAGAATCCAACCACATTACTTGTCATATCAGCAGCAGAGTTTAGTGTTCCTGTTCCGACTGCAGAGTCGTTAAGGAATGATCCTCTGTTTGGTGAGATGAATGCTACAACATCTTTTCTTAACTCAGCAATTGAGATAAGTTTGTTTGCTAATGCTTGTGCATCTGCTTGTGGGTAATTTGCAGAACCCATGAGTAAGAAGTCAATATCAAACTCTTCCTTGTTTTCAAACAAGTCATATCCTGCAGTAATTCCACCTAAACTTGCACTCATTGCACCTGCTGTCAAGGTAGCAGCACCGTTATAGTTCTCTCCACCTGTAAGAGTCTTTGTTAAAACTCCAGATCCAGCGAAAGAAATACCTTGTGCATCTTGATCCCATGCGACATCAGTTTGCTTAGTGAATCCACCAGCTACAAATGCAGTAGTTGTGATTCCAGATGATGCAAGTGTTGGGCCACCCATACCAAATATATTGGATGAGTTATTGTAAATATACTTTCTCCAGTAGGATGGTGATCCAGCAGAGAACTCAGCATCTTTTGCTTTTGAAAGTCCTAAGTGCTTCTCAAGAACTGTACCAGCATTTCCTGTTACTGTTCCTTTGTCATCGATGACTACAACATGAACTTCATCAAATCTTGAACTTCTTGCTGTTGCATAAGATGATGTTCCGGGTCTTTCTGCAATTGTATTCCAGTTGATAGTAGAGTTACTTAAAGTAATCTTCTGCTGATCAAACCAGTCTAAAGGTGTTGCTGCAGTTGTTGTGCTACCACCACCTGTGTTAGCAGACATACCGTAACTAATTACACCAGCACCGAATTTGTAAACTCCACCGGGTTGATAATCCTTTGTAGTCTCAATACCTGCATTAGATACATGAGATACAAACTTAACACCGATTGCACTACTGTTTACTTCAGTAATGATTCCTTTAAAGTAACCATCAAGTAAAGAAGTTGTACCAGCACCGGGTAAAACTGTTCCTGAAGGAACTGCTTGAGTTACACCAGCACCAACTGTTAAGGTTGTTATACCTGCAGTTACTATCTGATCTGCTTTACCGTCAATTATGCAAACTTTAATATCGTTTGCCCAAGAACCGGGGTTTCTTGCTGCGACAACTGTATTTGATAAAGCATTGAGATCATAACCTTTGTTATTATAATCTTGTGTACTTAATATTTTTATCTCAGGCGAACCATCGTCAGTTGCATTTGCTAGGTCGCTATCGTCCGATCTCACAACACTTAAGATACCACCATATGAAAGATATGATGAAGCAGTCAACCAATATTCATAGTGCTTGTCTATGTCTAGTGGTTCACCGAATGTATCAATTAAGTCTTGTTCGTTTTCAATCGTAGTAGGTTCATTGACCGGGCCCTTTTGGAAAGGAGCAACAATACCAGCAGCCTTAGTGGTTGCGGTATCGACTCTACCAATGGTAAGGTCAACTTCTCTAACAACGAGTCCGGGAGATGCTAAATTTAGAGGCATCTTGTATTCTCCGTAATGTCCAGAATTAATCTGAAATTATTTATTAAAACCCATGTTTATAGTGGGGAAACAGTGCATGAACTACCAATCTGGGTATTCCCATTTGTTATTAATCGTCTTTTTAGTCCTTTTAACTCTTAGTTTAGTACAATCTTTACATTCGTATGAATATGAGGATAAAGTGGTTCGATTTCTTCTTGTTACATAAAAATCTTCCATAAGAGTCTTAACAACTCCACATGACCTACATTTTCTTTCTGTAAATAATAGATGTTCTAATTCAACTTGATCATCTAAATCCACTAGTAATAATCCCACATATATGATCGATCACCATATTCATCCACCTGCCAAGTATCACCCTGACCATCAGTAAAGGAAGTTTCATCTAAACCATCTTGAATAAATCCGAATGGTGCCATGTCCTGTTCAATTTGATTTCTTTGCTCTTCATATAATCTCTTTCGTATATCATTATCAGTCATTTCTTTGAAATAATCCTGTGCAACTAACCATGCAAATATAACTAAACACAT